ATAAGTCCGTTACCACCATTCCACAATCTAAGTGCTAATAGTGCTTCACGTTCTCGTTCTTCTGGAGCTTCTGCTTTAAGTGTGACAGAGTTTTCATAAAAATCTCTAATATCATCTGGAGATATAGCCTGGTCAAACTCATGTACTGTGCTTCGTGCATGTACTGTAACTTTACCTTGAGCTTTATTTACAATAAGTTTTAAGAACCTTTGGTTAGCATCTTCCATACCTCTAGCCATTGCGTCAGCAAATTTACCAAATACAAGTCTACCTGTACCTGCTAATACTGATAATGCAAATCCTGTAGATACACCAGATGGTCGCATACCTCTGACAACATTAGGAAATGTAGCTTCCTCAATCATTGTCTGTACCATACCAAGTTGTTGTAGTATTTCTTGTGGTGGCATTGCAAGTGGAGATGCTTGAATATTTACATTAGGTCTTACCCAGTTCTTAGATGCAAACAATTCATATTCATCCATTGTTGCTTCTGCTGATGATGCAGGCCCATAAAAGTCTATAGTTCTCCATGCGTATTGCCTAAGTATTGCTTCGTACTGTGTCAACAATCTTGCTTCAGAATCTAATAAATTATGTACTGGTTTTAATATACCTTGGTATTTTCTTTCAGGTTCTCCAGTATTGTAATCCATAGATGCTGCAGGTTGTACTTTTATATATGGGTTAAATCCATAACCATGTTTGTGTGGCCCCCATACCCATTCTCCATCTGCCATTCTTCCATGCCATGTGTCATCCCAATATTCCATAAACATAACTGTTTCAGATGATTTCATCATTGGTTGCCATTCTGGATACATCATTTGTATATCGTTACAAGATGCATCGTAATATTCTATTGCCCATTTCATACCTGTTCGGGACTCATCCCATACTATATGTCTTGGGCTAACAACATCTAATACAAATGGAAAAGATATATCTCTTTTATCAAGATGATCTTGTAATGCTTCTTTATATTCTGATTCATCGTTGTAATCTTCCATGCGTGGTGCATCTGGCCATTTGTCTCCATCCCACCATGCTTTCATAAATGCAACACCATATTGTATAGAATGTTTTACAACAGTTCTTTTAGTATGTTCTGGTATATGCATCCATACACCTTGTAAAAATTTCTGTATTCTTTCAGCTCTGTTTTTAGCTCTAGGTGATGGGGCAGGTACAAATATTGCAGGGTTATTTACATCAACGTGATCTGTTGCAACATTTACAATTGCATGTGGAGTTGCAGGTCGAACAGGGTCAATTGGCATATCGTCTGGTACTGGTACAGGTCTTTCGCCAAAATAAAATTCATCTTCTTCATCGCATTGAGAATGAAATACTTCAAAGTGATCTTTGTATGTAGAGAAAAGTTGTACTACTTCATCTGCTGTAGGTGCAGATGAATCATATTCCTGATCTCCCATAACCAAAGGTTTGCCTGTATTATAATCTATCATTACCATTATAGATCAACTCCTGACTTATCCCATCGTTCTTCAACTCTGGCTAGTCTTCTTGCTTTCATTATTTTTTCACCTGGACTCATACCCCCCATACCATATCCACTATTAGCTTCAGCTTGTGTTGGCATATATCTTCTACCAAACCCTCTTCCTCTTGTACGAGAACCTTGTGGTTCATTACAAGCTGACAATGCTAATCCTAACGCAAAAACTTCATCATCATGCTCACCTGCTGGAGCTTGAGCTTTAAAGTTTCCATTAGACATTCTAATATGTTGAAATGCTCTAAGCTGTCTTAACAATATAGGTATTGCTGGAAATGTTATTGTTTTATGTTCCATCGCTACAGTCATAGATGCAAGCATTTGTTCTCTCGTATTTTTCTGTAATGATACCCCTTCTACTGGCATATTATACGTCATAAGATCTTCTACCATTGCACGACCCATACCAGTGGCATCTGCCATAATTCTTTGCAATCCCCATTCTTCACTAATTGCAGCTATGTGTTGTTGTACCTGAGCCCATGACTGGCTATCCCAAAGTTTATGATATACAACTCTACGTTCATCTGCATCCATAATAATAAGTACAGTAAAGTCTCGGCTAACACCTAAGTCTAAACCTGCTACATAACTTTTACCTGGTAGTGGAGCTTCTAACAAATCTCCTTGTATACAATCTTCTATGCTAGGAAAAAACCCTGCTGATAAAGAATAGTCTGCAAGATACATTCTTCGCCATGCTGACTCTGGCATTACTTCTTTGTCACCTTCTACTTCTATAACATCATTCTCGTTAAGAAGTGGGTTTTGATATACAGTGTAATGAAAGTATCTGTGGTTTTTGTGTGCACCTCTTTGAGCTGCGGCACATCCACGTCTAAACCAATGTTCTGGATAAAGTGACGGAATCCCTTCATATATAGCTTTGCCCATACGACCAGCTTGGCGTAGGGTTGGACGTAATTTTTCTGCAGCTTCGTTTGCTATATCTTGAGATTCTGATACCCACAAAAAATCTAACCCAACTGTTTGTAAAGATTGGGCATTATCAGCAGATTTTAATTCAATGAGTCCCCATACTTCTTCTGTAGGGCCATTGAGTGTAATAGTCATGTTAGCTTGATTTGTATCTCTAATCCACGATGGATCTAGTAGTGAAAGCATTTCATTCCATGCTTGTCTACCTTGAACATATGAAGGTGCAACTACCCATGCGTGAAAACCTGGTGGTACAAGTTGATATTTATTAATTTGTTCTATAGGTCTATTAAGAGACTCGTAATAGGCAGCTTCTAATTCTCCAAGGGCACAACGTGATTTGCCCCACCTTCGAGCTGCTTCTAACCATTTTTCTTTTGCATTTAATGTATGGACTTCAATCTGACCTTCATGAGGAGAGTATCTTGTCCGTAGCAATTGAGTCATCTTCTAATTGTCCTTTGGGTGTTCTTCTATCTGGAAGAACTGCTCCAGGTTTCATATCATCTGCTGTGACAGGTCTTATCTTAGGTTTTACTTTTCCTCGTCCAGCTCCTTTAGTTGGGCCTTCTTCATCTGGTAAAGCTTGTATTTGTTTTATTACAGCTAATCTTTTTTCTACTGGTATTTCAGGATCATTAAGCATTTGTACTAGATGCCATTTTGCTACACGTTTAAGTTCATTGTTAGGTAGTTCATCTACCCCTACAGATTTTTGTCGTACATTATGACATGCATATTTAAAATCTGGATTTCTATTTACCCATTTTGTTAACCATGATTGACTTCTACCTATATATGCTAATGCTCCAGTATCTTTAGAATGGAATTGTCTAACCCATAAAAAAGATTTCATCTCAGAACTAAATTCATCCCAACCATCTATTTGAGATCCATAACCTTGATTCTTTGCAGCTGACGCAATTGTTGCCGCAATCAGGCCAGGATGTATATCCGTAGCTTCTTTACGTGACATTACATTCCTGGCGTATAAGTTTGTGGTCTAGGTTGTATTTGTTTTGTTTTTTGAACAGGTTGCCTTCCAGAACCAAACTTTGCTATGGGATCAGACATTGAAGTAAAGCTAGGAAATTGTTGTGGACTCACAATTGGTGGAGGCCCTAGATCAAAAGATGGATTTCTATTAGGCAAACTAGAAGATGGATTCATTGGTGGCCCAGCAAACGATGGTTGTCCTATTGTTCCAGGAGCACCTGATTGTGCTATTAATCCTTCCATTATTTTTTGAGTAAGATCCTCTATACTAGAAAAAGGACTAATATTAGATGTATCTTGCAAAATTCTTTCTAACACAGATCTTATTATTGGTTCTCTATCTGGATCTGGATATGGAAGTCCAAAAGTACTTTGCCCTCCAGGTATAAAGTTTGTAAGCGATAAAGCATCTAATTCTTGATCTGCAGTTCTATACGCATCAAATAAATTTTTATTTGCTTTAAGTTGTGATTGTAAATTTGTTTTAAATAAATTAGTTAATTGATTTATAAAGCTTGCGTTAGATTTTCTAGCAGATGGTTTATCGCTTGGCAACACACCAGAAAATGGTTGGTTAGTTGTATGACCTGGTACGTGTGGCATTATCTCATACCTTTCTTTTTTCTCTTATCTCTTTTAGGTGGTCGTCCTCTTTTTGATCCGTAAGTTCCTTTTCCGCTTGGCATTACTTTCTCCTTTTCTTTGCTGTTTTAGCTGATTGTTTAAATGCTTTTGTTGTGGGTCTGCCTTTCTGACCTGGCTTTCTCATCTTCTCGCCAGAGCCTGCTTTTATTCTTTTACGTTTAGCATGGATATTAGCATATAGTCCTCGTCTTGCTTTAACCATTATGCCTTACCTTTAGATTTCTTAGCTTTGTTTCTAGCACTGATAGCTCTACCTTTCTTTCTAGCATCGGCAGAAGAGCTTGCACCCCATGCTCTAAGTGACAAAAGTTTACGAGTGGGTTTTCCTTTAGAATCAAAGTCTGGCCCTTTGGATGCACCCATTCTAGCTAAAAAAGAAGCCCTTCTCGGATTGTCTCCCGATCTAACAGGAGCTTTTAGTGTACCCCCAGTCTGACGCTTATATGATGCCCGTCCTTTCTTGTTAAGCCCACCTTTTGGATTCTGTCCAGCCTTTCTCGTCCATGCTGCAGATTTGTATGTACGCTTCTTTGCCATGTTTTAAAAATACACTATCTTCGTAAACTATGTCAATTTAAACAAAGAAAAGTTTCCACACCTTCAAAAGAAATCCCCTTCCCTCTTTCCCCCCTATAGTCCCCCCTTTCTCCCTTCCCCTTAGACCAGCATCTTCATGTCTTTCACTTCGCTTTTCAAGCTACGTTTCATACATGAAAGCACCATACTAAAACATACTGTAGGCATAACAACCTGTCGTGACATATGTCAATGCATGTCATGACATAACACCCTAAAATCATGAGAAATTGTGCGAGACACTACATATTGTTCTAAGGGGGGGTCGGCAACCAATCGGCTTTGGATAGTAGGGGGGGCAGGATAGGGGGGTGTAGTATTTCGCCAGGTGATACTATTTTGTTTTAATATGCGTCCAGTCATAATACTATACTATTCCTCCCGGTAATACTAAGCACGTTTAATATGCGTCCAGTAGTAATACTGTTCTACTGAACCCTAGTATTTATACGTGATTAACCCTGATATCTGATTCGATATTGATATATCCCAATAGCACATCTGTAATATTCAATAAATAATGCGTATAAAAGTGTTCACTGGTTGACGATTAATGGTATAATTTAATTCAGAAATAAGAAGGCTTAGGAGGCTAAAATGAATTATCAAGATGGGGAATGGGAATTGATTAAGAATGTAAAACAGGGGGAATTTATCCGCAGGAAACCCGAAGACACCAAAACATTCACAAGGGATCATTACATCCGTGAGGATGGCTATAACAGATACTGCTGTACTGATGCGGAGGATATAGGCAGGTCTGTATTTTTAAAGCCCAATACAAAAGTATGGGTTGGTTTCACTTACTAATAAATTAAGTACTTAGGGGGTACACAAAATGGATAACAAAATAAATGGCATGAATAACACTGGTAAATTATCTGTCAGAATCCAACACACAATGGCAGGTAAAGACGGGGACAGCAGTAAGCCCGCAGTCTCTCATATTATTTCTGTGTATGCTGAAAATGAGAACGCCACAGGATCGGAGGCCCAGCTGGTAAGAATGGCAACCTTTACACTAGATCTACCAGCATTAGCTAGAATGGGCCTCGAAACTGAACAATTCAACCCTAATCACTGGGTAGGGGCCCCGAATGGTAATGAGATCTTCAGTTTAGATTCAAGGCAGGTATCAAGATCCTTTATAAAGTTATTGGGCCAATGTTTAGCATATGAGGCTGACAGGACGGAATATCAAGATAATCACGTTATCTATCCCAGCCATAACGCATTTATCAACTAAGGTGTTAGGCATTGAGCGGGAGGCCTTCGGGCCTCCGTCACAATTTTAAGGCCCCTGTCAATGCAGGGGCAGTCATTAGGAGGCAATACAATGACTAAAGAATTATGTGCGGATAGAGTTTCAGAAGAATGGAGGGATAGGAGGGAAGATATATTGGTTTTGCTGGCCTGTAATAGTGATGAGGCCTTCGAGCAATTTAATTGGTTGGGTTTTGATTATGTACCAGTTGACACCTTCACAGATCAAGAACAAGGATTTTACAGACTGCAATTCTCATATGGAGGCCCTCAAGATGAAATTAGATTTTATGATAATGGGAATATCCAATATTGGTTTCTTGACTGGTTTGATGGGGCCAGCATAGATATATCAGATACTAAAGAAGCCCTTTTTATCTATGAATGGTTCACTGGTTGCCATTTTAAAGACTGCCAGCACATAGGGCAGTCTGATAAAATACATGGCCCAAATTATAACTAAACAAATATACGCCTCCCTACGGGGAGGCAGGAGGCAAAACAATGGTACAGAAAACATATGGATCAAAAGGTATTGATTCCAACGTATTAATGAAAAAGTGGTTGGTTCGTAAAGATGAGATCTCATCTCTATTAAAAAAGTACAGCAAAAAAGAAGCCAGTAAAATTCTTGAATGGGTTGAGTTTAGTTATGTGCCAGCCTACGGGCCGTGGCAATCACACGAGGATATCATCCCAGCGGAAACAGAATTAAACACATCTACGGCCTATTATAGGTTAGTTTTTTCACGTGACTGGATAGGGAATAGTTGGGATGAATTAAGATTTTATGATGATAATCAAACCATTAACTAT